ATCAGTTGTTTAACTTTACGATACCATAGGAGAAACTGTCAATGGAACTTTCCCAAAATTTATGCAAGATGCGTTTCACTGCCCAAAAAGTAGGGGAGAGGTCATCAAAGCAGGTCGCGAGATTGTTGCTTCCAAAGGACTATTCATCACCAAGAAGCGATATGCAGTCCTTTACTATGACAAAGAAGGCAAGCGAGCAGACACTGGGGGTACTCCTGGAAAAATCAAAGCAATGGGACTCGATTTAAAAAGATCCGATACTCCTGTAGTAATTCAAGATTTTCTCAGCGAAGTACTTACCAGAGTGCTTAATGGCGCAGGAAAAGAAGAAGTGTTAGAATATATTACTAATTTTCGCACTGAGTTCAAAACTAGGCCGGGTTGGGAAAAAGGTAGTCCAAAACGTGCCAATAACATTTCTCAATATCGCGACAAAGAAAAGAAGGCAGGCAAGACCAATATGCCCGGACACGTTCGAGCAAGCCTTAATTGGAATACACTAAAACGCATGATGGATGACAAATACTCTGTGGCAATTACCGACGGGGCCAAAGTTATTGTCTGCAAGGTCAAAGATAATCCTATGGGGTATACCTCAGTGGCCTACCCGGTAGATGAACTTAGACTGCCGCAATGGTTTAAGGACTTGCCTTTCAACGATGCTGAGATGGAAAATGCAGTTATCGATGAGAAGTTAGAAAACTTGATTGGAGTCTTAGAATGGGACATCAGTTCAACTCGCAGTGACAACACATTCGCAAAACTTTTTGACTTTGAGTAAATTGCGGTTGCTTTTTGCTCTAGATCTAAATATAATCTTAATATACAGGAGAACTTTCAATGAAAGACATTTTACAAGATATCGTATCGCACACACAGAACCTAGGCTTCTTGACCACAGTCAAGATTACCGGCGATCAAAATAAAACTGTGATCAACTCTATGGCTGATGACCGTTCAGTTATTATGGAAGCTGAAACTGCTGCACCGTATCCAGATATGATAGGTGTGTTTGGTATGCCGCAACTAAACAAATTGAAATATTTGTTGGACGGTGCTGAGTACAAAGAAAATGCCAAGATCAGTATCACTACCGCAGATCGCAATGGTGAAACAATTTTAACAGGATTGCACTTTGAAAACAAAGACGGTGACTTTAGAAACGATTATCGTTTTATGAATACTGAAGTTATCAACGAAAAGATGAAGACTGTCAAGTTCCGTGGCGTTAAGTGGGACGTAGAAATTGAACCCACAGTTAGTGCTGTACAGCGTTTTAACTTTCAAGCAGGTGCCAACAACGAACATCCAACATTCTTGGCAAAGACTGATGGTGATAAATTAAAATTCATATTCGGTGATGCTAGTACACACGGCGGTGAGTTTATATTTGCCATGGGTGTAACTGGTAAATTGGATCGCGGTTGGACTTGGCCTGTTATGCCAATCTTGAGCATCCTTAAGATTGCAGATGTTAACAACACCAAGATGTCGTTGAGTAATGAAGGTGCCATTCAGATTACTTTAGATAGCGGACTTGCTACTTACAAATATATCATTCCAGCACAAGCGGCCTAATATGAAAGCACCGGTTAACCTAACCCCTTTACAAAAAGACTATGCTGTGTATTTGCCAGCTATTAGTTCTTTTTATTCTACATACATTGCTAAACAACGCCTAGAAGAATTTGTTTCTAAAGAACGAATTCCTGCAGGATTTGATCGCGGCATTGAAGGTATGAACTTTTTAAATCCAGAACAAGGCTATTTTACCTATAAGTATGCGTTGTATTCTGCAGGTCACGCACAACTTGATTTAGAAAAGTCAATGGATCAAGAGTCTATGATTCAGCAACGTGATCGGCCTAATACAATGATCTTAGGCGACTCCGGTGGTTATCAGATTGGTAAAGGTGTTCTTAAGTTTGATTGGTTAAACTTCGAAGGTGCCGAAGCTAATAAAACTCGCAAAAAGATTCTTGAATGGTTAGAGTTAACTGCTGATTGGTCAATGATGTTAGATGTTCCTACATGGGCCTGTGATCATATTCATAGTCCAAAGACTGGTTTAAAAACCTTTGAAGACTGTCTAGACAAGACTCGCTTTAACAATGATTACTTCTTGCAGAATCGTTTAGGTCAGACTAAATGGCTTAATGTATTACAAGGTGGTGACTGGGATACTGCTGAAAAATGGTATCGAGGTGTTGTAGAGTTTAGTGATCCTAAAGGCAAGTATGCTGGTAAGGAAGCAGAAGGTTGGGCATTCGGTGGTGCTAATATGTGTAAGATGCCTATTACACTAAAACGCCTAATGACAATGCGTGAAGAAGGTATGCTAGATGGCAAAGACTGGATTCACTTCTTGGGTACTGCACAATTAGATTGGAGTTGCTACTTGACGCTGATTCAAAGGCAGATTCGTAAACACATTAATCCCAATCTTACAATCAGCTTCGACTGTGCAAGCCCGTTTATTGCTACTGCTCACGGACTGGTGTACACAAACGCACAGCATACCAACAAGCGTTGGAGTGTTATTATGGATAAGGCTCCCGATAACAAAGGTCTGTCAGGACGACACGACATTCCTTTTCCGTTTGAAAGCGAGTTTGCAAGTCGACTAACAATGGGCGACATTGCATATTATGACTACGGTGTTCGTAAGACAGATGCAGAACTTGGAAATGTTAAGTTTAATCATTTAAACACAGAACACTATCACACAGTTCCAAGACTTAACAAGCTGGGTAAAATTCCAAACAAAACATCGTGGGATAGTTTTAGTTACGCACTAATGATGGGACACAATGTTGAATGTCATATTGTTGCTGTACAACGTGCTCAGCAATTAATGGACATTGAATGTGAACGGTTCAAACCAGACTGGAGAATAAAAGGTGTTGAGGGTAAAAAAGAAAAAGAATATAGCGATTGGGTTCCAAACAAAATATTATATTTTTCTACATTCATTGAAGAATTATTCAACACTAAGAATAAAGCAGAAGCATTTGATATGATTGACTCTGCACAATTATTCTTAAAGAGTCTAGAAGGTGCTAGACTACAGGGAGGTCCTGCAGACAACGTGTTTAACTCTTTATACACTATTGAAGATTTAGCGCCTGTAAGAATTGGTCCAGACGGGTTGCCGTTGTTTGATCAACAAGACGACGATAATTTACGTTCGTTAGAGGAAGATATCAATAAGGAATAATTATGTACGAGAATAAAATTAAACATTTGGAAGAAGCACATCGTGTTTTGGATCAAAAAATTGATACTCTAGAAAAGAATGGCTTATTTGAAGATATTAAAATGCAAGAATTGAAGAAACAGAGGTTGCTTTTCAGAGACGAACTTGCTATACTAAGACGTAAGCAATGGGAACATGATCACGAAACTGTCGACTTTGATGACGAACGATGAAAAAATATATTCTAACACAGACTCAAATTAAAACATTAGCAGACATTGCTAAACGTTTTCCAGAGATTCCTCAATTTGAAATTGTTGAGGAAAGTTCTAGTGGCATTGGGTCTACCACAACAGTTCATTTTGAACTGTTGGGCAAGGAAGTTAAAGTTGACAACACTGATGTGAGTAACTGGTAATGAGTGACGAATTTGGCAGGTACGATGCTTTTACTAAACAGATGGAAGCACGTTTTCCAAAAATGTTTGCAGAACCCTACGGAGGCTTTGCAGTAGGTCCTGGATGGTGGTCCATCATTGAACTACTGTGTAGTAATATTCAACATTACATTGATTGGAAGAACAAGCAGTCAGAGGTTGTATCACAAGTAACCGTGGCACAGATTAAAGAAAAGTTCGGCGGCCTACGTTTCTACTACAGTGGTGGTGATGATGCCATTGACGGTATGGTGCGTATGGCAGAAAGCTGGGCGGCACATAGTTGTGAAGAATGTGGTGCACCGGGCAAAAGCCGAGGAGGAGGTTGGATTCGTACGTTATGTGATACACATGAAGCAGAGCGTCAACAACATATGAAAGAAAGGTTGGTAGAATGAAAAGAAATTACGAATCAGGCATAGCAGACAGCATTACATTCTTTACAGGGGTAGAGATTGAGCACACTCCTGCATATGGTATGAAAACTTTATTTGTAACAGGGGTACACGATGCCTATGTAATCATGGAACTTGCTCGCAATCATCAATGTAAACATATCTACTTTGGTGCTAATCAAAGTTTTCCTAAACTAGAATTCAACAATGCTGAACAATGGCGTCTGTGGGAAGACATGATCTATGTCTGCCTAGATGCAGACGATGAATTTTGGTGTACACTGGATCTAGACCTAGCACAAGTAGAAGGTCTGATTGAAAGCGGCCTTGTTGAGAAGCGTCAGTTTATTCCGCAGATTTCGGTTAAACTGCCCTATTTACAACAGCTGGGGTATAATGCTACAATAAAGATAGACGACAAAGATTTTAAAGCAACTAATCCTGGAGTGTGGTGTCATAACCTCCACGACCTACTTGGTAGAGATCGTTTTACCAGTTGGGATCAATATGGCAAAGATGAGATTATCAAATAATGGGAACAAGCCAGTATGCCTCAACCGCAAAGTCAGTTAATCGATTGCAACGTGCAATGAATAACTCCTCTTCATTGAATAGATCAACAAGACAATATGTAGAAAAATCTCCTATGAAATTAACATTTAAACAAAGAATTCGAAACTGGATAATGGATGATAGCGACGATTACAGTGGAAATGTTATTAGCGTTGACCGCGATGGTCCCAACATTCAGTCACAGGGATTTCGATTAAATGTTTACGGTGCAGCTGGTGGAACTATTGTTGAAACCACCAAGTATGATCGTCAAAAGGATGATCATCGACACAGTCTACACGTGATCACCGACGACAAAGAGCTCGGAGAAGAGCTAGCAAAAATTATCACAATGGAAAGTTTGAGATGATTACTCCCACCGAAACACTTATTCTTAATATTATACGGCATCACTTACTTGGTAGACAATTGCCAAGTAATTTCGGAGGCGATGCTGGAAGAGCTTGTGAAAATTTATTAGAAGATGACGTTGGCATTTCTATTAACAGAGGATTTGGATGTGATATTCCTGAAATTGATTGGGAAGTTAAATGCCGTAAAGGCACAGCAACCAGTGCGCAAACAGTTACAACGATGAGACCTGAAGATATTATTTCAACACCTTATCCACTTTCACCGGTATACAACAAGATTCGAAAACAATTAAGGTTTACAACTAATGACAATGATGTTATCATTGCTATAGACTTATGTGACTTTGATCAGCCGCAGATTCAGGATTTGCTTAAAGCAGCCTACGAACACGCTAGGAAACTACTTACTGAAAATCCTCATTTAGAGTATACTCCTTATAGTGGCTACTGGGGATATTTTGAAAAAACTAAAAAAGATCGACCCGAACTGGATTTTAGATTAGCAGACGGCCAAATGGAAGACTTGCTTGGGATGACAAAATCAACTTTTAAGGACATATTTGCATATGGTAATTAAACAAGACATTCGCCCTAACAAAATGATATGGGTTACCTTTCGAAAAGAAGGCATTCACTGCTATCCAGCAGCCGCAACAGATCCTAATTTGGCAACAGGAGATTATTATGACGTATCGTTTCTTGGCACTCCTCATCGCCATATATTTCACTTTCGTGTATGGCTCGGAGTTACTCATAACGACAGAGATGTGGAATTCATTCAATTCAAGCGGTGGCTTGAACAACTGTATTCTAGCACACAAAATATTTTGTCGCTAGATCACAAGAGTTGCGAAATGATGTCGGACGAATTGTATGACACTATTTCACAAAAGTATCCCAACCGTGAGGTTTGGATTGAAGTCTCCGAAGACGGAGAAAATGGTTCATTTATTAAGTATTAATAGGAAAAGCTACAATGGCTAAAAATTATAAAAACGTTTCATATTTCGAAGATCGGCCAGACATTGTTAAGGTGTTTGACGACTTAGAAAAGTTTAAAGACTTCTGTCGCTTTGAACTGTGTGATTTTAATGAGGCCGATCTCTACAACAGAGATAGTCAAGTGTGGAATAATTATTATTATAGCACACGCCCACGTAAGCCACGTGGTGAGTATAACAACAATCGCGGCGAATACAATCGCAGTGGCAACAACAACTTCCGTCAGCGCAATGACAATTTTTCTCGTTGATCTAGAATCAGTTGAGACTAGGTACACGGGTCAATGGAAGACTCATGTACCTGCACTACTACGAAAGGCTGGCCACGATGTCAACATTATATCAGGTCCTACGGATATTCCTAGTGCTACCACTCCTGGAGCATTTCTCAACTTTGGCGGCACAAACATCTACAAGGCTCGGCAGGTTGAGCAGATGGGTCGTTTATTTTGCAACGGAAGCGTTCGCGCCAATGATCACTTCGTATTTACTGATGCTTGGCATCCTGGTATCATCAATCTCAAGTACATGAGTGAGTTGTTGGGTATTCCAATAACAACACATGGTCTATGGCATGCTGGTTCGTATGACCCTCAAGACTTCCTAGGTCGTCTTGTTGGCAATAAGCCTTGGGTACGCAATGCAGAGAAATCATTCTTTTCTGCATTTGATCACAACTACTTTGCCACTGACTTTCATATAGAGATGTTTAACAGAGAACTATTAAACAATGGGTATAGTGTAGAAAATCCTTGGTATGAAGAAGAACTTAAAGAAATCTTAAACGGAGAGTATCCTAAGTTTGTGCGTACAGGATGGCCCATGGAATATATGCAGGATACGTTGGAAAACTATTGGACTACTCCCAAGCGTGATTTAATTTTGTTTCCGCATCGTATTGCTCCTGAGAAGCAAGTTGATATCTTCCGAGACTTGGCCACACACTTGCCTCAATATGAATTTGTAGTTTGCCAAGATACACCATTAGACAAACATGAATATCACAAATTGCTAGGTCGTGCTAAAATGGTGTTCAGTGCAAATCTACAAGAGACTCTTGGCATTAGCTGGTACGAAGGTGCTATAGTAGGTGCTATCCCTATGGTGCCGGATAGATTAAGCTACAGCGAGATGGCATTTGATACATTCAAATATCCAAGCGAGTGGACCGAAAGCTATAGTGCATACGAGGCACATAGGCCAGAAGTTTGTGCTAAGATTATTCAGTATATGAATAATTACGAAAAATTCTTACCTAGCCTAAATAAACAGGTAGATGTACTAAAAGAAAACTTTTTTAGTTGCAATAAACTATTAGAGATGTTAAAATAATATAATAAATGCCATCCTCGGCTCTAACTCGGAGAAATAAAATTGACAAATAAAGAAACAGGCCTAGACGCAATGGCAGGCGATGGCGGATACCGAGAAGGCACATTGGCAGGTGCAATCCGCATGAGAATGAGACGTGAAGGAAAACGTTTTTGGGCAGGTGACAACATTAGCGATTATGTCACTGACTCTCACAAGGCCAAATTAATCGAAGAAGCAACACCAGCATTTGAACAAGTGCTAGATTGTTTGTTAATAGATCGTGAAACTGATCCTAACTCGAAAGGCACGGCACGTAGACTGGCCAAGATGTACTTTAACGAAATAATGGCAGGAAGATATGAATCAGCACCAGATGCAACAGCTTTTCCAAATGATTCAGCCGACCGTTACGAAGGTATGCTTGTGGTACGTAGTGAGCTACGAAGTATGTGTTCTCATCACCACCAGCCTGTATCTGGGGTTGCCTACATCGGTATCATTGCCGCTAATAAACTTATTGGTCTCAGCAAGTATACCAGAATAGCACAGTGGTGTGCTCGTCGTGGCACTCTACAAGAAGAACTCTGCAATGATATTGCTCGCGAAATCAGCCGAGCAACTGAATCAGAAAACGTAGCAGTTTATGTGCAGGCCATTCATGGGTGTTGCGAAAATCGTGGCATTATGGCACACAGTAGTTTAACACAGACTACGGTACTCAAAGGATCATTCAAAGACGATCCTCATACAAAGAAAGAGTTCTTTGATAACATCAAACTACAACAAGAGTTTGCACCACGATGAGATACATTACCAACAAGTTTGATAGCGTTCGCTTGCCAGTTGAAGAGGGCTTGTTGGAATGGTTGCAGGCTCAATACCCTGCATCAAAATATCATATTAAAGAGGCCTAACATGAATTCAGTAGACATGGCTAACAATTTAATCTTTAGAGCAAAGAACTTAACTGAGTTTGTTGTTACTACAGAAGTACCAGAAAATTTTAGATTTAATGGTGTTGTTCCTTTTGATATGAGCATTGTTGATAGCCAAATTAAAGCCAAGGTCTGGGCCGTAGATTTTAACGAGGCTGCGCATAGACTAAATGAATTTTTGGAGGCCTGCAAATGAAATGGTTTCTAGATTTTTTAGAAAGATTAGAACGTAAAAGAATCATAATGGATCGTGTAAACGATCAACCATATCTTGAAAGATATTATGTCTTTCTAAAAGATAGAAATTGGTTTCCGTTTAATGTGTTTATTCACAAGTTTCTTAAATCGGATCCGGATGATGTTCATGATCATCCTTGGCCATATGCAACACTAATACTAAAAGGTGGATATTTTGAATGGACTCCTCAATTTGACAAACAGGGTCGTAAATTTAATGAAATATGTAAATGGCGAGGGCCCGGCCATTTTCGTGTATGTGGGGCTAACTCTTATCATCGTATTGAGCTTGATCCTAACATAACAGCATGGACCATGTTTATGCCCGGTCCCCAGAAGCGTGAATGGGGGTTTTTAGTAAATAACAGGTGGATTCATAATGAAACTTATCTATCTGAAAGGGCTAAAAATGCAAAAAGTTAATATGGGTGAAAAATGGCGTAGCGGCGACTTTGAAACTTTTCAAGTTATTGACACAGTTGTAATAGAAGATCAAACTTGGATACATTATAAACGTATTAAAGACAGTCTCGAGTATTCGTGTCTAGAAGAAAGTTTTATACATAGATTTTCTCGAGATACATCAAATGAACGTTATTAATTTAACCTGGAATTCACAGACTAATAATTGGTGGAATGAAAGTTGTGCCTTGATAATAGAACATTTTGGATTGCCGGGGTATCGATACACCACAGAAGTTTCTGCAGACTATATGAAATTTTTTTTCAAATCAGCAGAAGATAAACTCATGTGTGCAATATTACTCAGTGATAGACTATAATGAAATATCTAGTGGGGTTTGCAATAGGATTTTTAATGTGGGTAGTAATACTCAGTCTAACTCCAATGCCTGAATATAGAATATACGATTGCGGCATGTCTGAATGGCATCCTGATATTCCTCTAGAAGTAAAAAAACAATGTCGAGAACTCAAACACCAACAATGGAAAAAAGATAATGAAGGAAAAGTTCAAACAAACCTACATGAAGACCGCAAAGATATTCGCGGAACTTAGTCAAGCACGTAGATTGCACGTAGGTGCTATTGTGGTCAAGGATGATAGAATTATTTCAATTGGCTACAATGGTATGCCGGCTGGTTGGGATAACGATTGTGAGCACAAAGAGTATATGAGTGGTAGTGCTGGAGGTTGGTTAAGTCCCGAAGAGATTTATGAACAATGGCCATTTGAAGAAGAGGATATTGATCCCGATCTAGGATATGCTAGAAGATATGCCTTAAAAACTAAACCAGAAGTACTTCATGCCGAATCAAATGCTATTGCAAAATTGGCGAAGTCTAATGACAGTGGTAATGGGGCTGATATTTTTATTACTCATGCCCCTTGTATTGAATGCGCCAAACTTATATATCAGTCTGGCATAAATGGTGTCTACTATGGTGAAAACTATAGAGATGATTCAGGAATCAAGTTCCTTAAAAAATCAGGAGTTAACATTGAAAAATTGGACAATTGAACTACAAGACGATCCCGAAACAGGTGACTTGATATTGCCTTTCCCTGAAGATATGCTCAAAGAAACGGGATGGAAAGAAGGTGATGAGTTAGACTGGAAAGATAATCAAAATGGCTCTTGGTCTTTGACAAAAAGAGTGTATACTAGTAGTATGAATAATAAAGAAAAAGAAATTCTAGACATTACTCAAGAGGAATGTGCAGAAGTAATTGTTGCTATTAGCAAGATAAGTCGATTTGGTTTAGATAATGTCAAACCTGGTAAGCCACTTACTAACAGACAACATCTAGCAGAAGAGCTAGGAGATTTACAGGCCATGATCGATCTTTGTATCGATCACAATCTAGTAGACAAAGAAGAAGTGATTGTTGCAGCAGGTAACAAAATTGCTAAATTAAAAAAATGGTCAAATATATTTGAAAGTGGGAGTGAACATGAGCAAGATTAAGATAGCGGAACTATTCTACAGCATACAAGGTGAGGGTAGATATATGGGTGTCCCAAGTGTGTTTCTACGTACATTTGGTTGCAATTTTACTTGCAGTGGCTTTGGTATGCCTCGTGGTGAATTGAGTATGGAGGCCGCTGGTATCGCAGCCACACATTCATTGATTACACCTTTTCAAAAGTATGAAGAGCTTCCTTTAGTAAGTACAGGGTGCGACAGTTATGCAAGTTGGATGCCCGAGTTTAAAGAACTTAGTCCAATGCTCACAAGCGAAGCAATTGCAGATCGCATTATGGAAATTCTTCCACAGGATCATTGGGAATACGAACATTTGGTTATCACAGGCGGTGAGCCATTGTTGGGTTGGCAACGTGCTTATCCAGACTTGATCAATAACACTAAGATGCGTGGCCTAAAAGAGATTACATTCGAAACGAACGGTACTCAGAAACTTACTCCGGAGTTTAAAGAATACTTGAGAAAATGGAATAGTGTAGTGGGCAGAGAACTTACATTCTCAGTAAGTGCTAAACTTCCAGCAAGTGGTGAGACATGGGAAGAAGCTATTTGTCCAGAAATTGTGTGTGAGTACGAACAAGTAGGCACAGCTTATCTTAAATTTGTAGTGGCAACAGAACAAGATATTGCAGACGCAGAATGTGCTGTAGGTGCATTTCGAACAGCAGGATTTAAAGGACACGTTTACCTAATGCCAGTGGGTGGTGTAGAAAGTGTTTATACACTCAACGCAAAGAATGTGGCACTGGCAGCTATGAAACGTGGATGGCGTTACAGTGATAGACTTCAAGTGCCATTGTTTAAAAATGAATGGGGTACATGATGAGACGATTTGTAGAAAAATTATTTGGTATTGACAAGATAAAAGCTGAAACTGCGGCAGCAGTACAGTTAGCAGAAGAGTCAACAAAGATTGCCAAAGATGCAGTTGCGGCTGCGGAACGTGCTAAAGAAGCAGAAGAAACTGCTAAACTATCACCAAAAGATCGTGCTACCAAATTAAAAGAACCCTGGGTAGGGGTGCTTAATACTCACATCAACAAAGATAACATACGTAATGGCTTTTTTGAGCTTGACTGGAACGAGCACTTTGTGTTAAAATTAAAGCAAGAGGGATATGGTTTTGACGGTGACAAGGACGAAGAAATTGTAGATCGTTGGTTCCGTGAACTGTGTGCTAATGTGGTGGTTGATGGTGATTTTGGTGGCGCTGTAAATACTGGCGTTATTGATATCAATTCTGTTAGAAAAAAGAATCTATGACATATATTTTAGTTGATACTGCAAACACTTTCTTTCGTGCAAGACACGTTATCAACGGTGATGCTGACATTAAGTTAGGCATGGCTTTTCACATTACACTAAACAGCATTAAAAAAGCCTGGCAAGATTTTAGCGGAACCCACGTAGTGTTCTGCCTCGAGGGGCGCAGTTGGCGTAAAGATCATTACAAGCCTTACAAGGCACAACGAGCTGCTAGTCGTGCCGCACATACAGAACGCGAAGCAGAAGAAGAACGAGTATTTTGGGAAGCATTTGACACATTCAAAGAGTTTGTAACAGAAAAAACTAACTGCACAGTGTTACAAAATTCACGCCTAGAAGCAGACGATCTTATTGCTGGATGGATACAGACACATCCAAACGACAATCACGTGATTATCAGCACTGACACAGATTTTGTACAACTGATTGCCCCTAACGTAAAACAATTTAATGGTGTTATGGAAACCACTATCACACATGAAGGTATATTTGATGCAAAAGGTAAGAGAGTCATTGATAAAAAAACTCAAGAGCCAAAAGTCATTCCAGACCCCCAGTGGTTACTCTTTGAGAAGTGTATGCGAGGCGATACCTCAGACAACGTGTTCTCTGCATATCCAGGAGTACGGGAAAAAGGCACAAAGAATAAGGTTGGTCTCCGTGAGGCCTACGGTGACCGAGACTCAAAAGGCTATGCGTGGAATAATCTCATGCTTCAGCGTTGGTCCGACCACGAAGGTAAAGAACATCGTGTGCTAGATGACTACGAACGTAATCGTATTTTAATTGATCTCTCTGCGCAGCCCGAAGAAATTAAAACTATCATTACAGAAACAATTGCTGTGGCCACAGGTGCAAATAAAAATATCAGTCAAGTTGGAATTAGATTAATGAAATTCTGCAATCTTTATGATCTTAAAAAGATTGCAGATCAGGCGCAGGCCTATGCAGAACCACTAAATGCGAGATATATATTATGACAGACTTACACGCTAAACCAATTATAGAAAACAAATTCTGGATTGTAGAAAAAGATGGAACAAAATTTGCCACTCTTAGAAAAAACGAAGATAATAGATTTGTTATGAGCAACGAATTAGGCGTAAAAATCTACGACACAAAAGAAAGCCTTACTAGACAATTTGGTAAAAATTTCTTTGTAGCTAAAATTATCAAAGAGGCCAACGATGCATTACCTAACGAAGTTCACGGTTATGCCACAAGTGCCGAGCCGCATAATGCAATGTATGATATAAAAAGAAAGTTACCGTTGTTTACAAAAAGCGGCGATAGCAAGAGTTTGTACTGTGCAGGCTTTTATGTGATACGGTTTGATAAAGGATGGGTAAAAAGTTTTTGCCCAAAATTAATAACATTACAAAGATACGAGTATCAAGGTCCATTTCAGTCCGAAGTTGAAATGAAACAGGTTTTGGCCAATGTCTCCAAATAACATACCAAATACCTTACCAGGTGTTGAAAGACTTATTCAGCGTATAGCAGTTGCAGAACGTGGTCAGCAAAAAGATATAAGATTAACAATTCAAGAAGCAAGAGAGCTTACCCAAGAATTGGCTGTGATGACTGCTAAATTAGGAAAAACTGTTCAGGAAATACACGCAATGCTGGTGGAAATACGTGAATCTACTACCAACATCAATGTTAAATTTGATGGTGGCAACTTTACTTAGACATAAATATATACGTGCTTTATAATAACACGTATAGATATGAGTCGACCTAAACCCAAAGTTATTCTTGAATATACCAACAAGGAAACCTACAAAGTTGAGCAAATTCTCGACAGTGATGCCATCTGGGCTGTGTTTTACAAAGACCAGCCTTTTAATTTAAAAAGCGGCAGTATGGTATCCAGTTATCCTGGACCCAAGTACAAAAAGGTCAGCTTTAGTAATCCGGGACACGCAAGAAATTTAGCCAAGAAACTCAACAAACTGTTTAAGACCACAGACTTTGCAGTGTTTAAATTGAATGCCGGAGAACGAGTAGACTAAATGGATTTAAAGGATACCTATACTTCGGTATTCCTCAAAGCCGCGGGTCAACCCTTTGATGAGAATATCATAAAAAAATTCCGCAGCGCCTGGTGGCAAAATGTTAGGGGTAAGGATCACGGCGGTCTAAGACTTACAGATCAAGGTCTAGAATTTATAGAAACCTATTCTCAAATCAAAACATATAAAGTTGAAATATTGAAAGAAATTAGTATAACTCCTCAGATACTAGTTTGGTTAGATCAATTTATTGAATCTCCGTATCACCTAACCAAGAAACACATTATTGTTTTGAAAGAAAAATCTGCATTTGAATTATATCTGTTTCACGGAGATGTAAGAAAAATGGGTTATGCCAAAGCAATGCATCAAAGGCTTAGCCAAGAATCCTGAACAATTTATTTGTTATCTATAAATATTTTCACAATGATCGAATATAATCCTTTAGAAATTTTGAAAAAAAGATCGCTTCAAGTGATGCCTCCACATTTTGGAAAAATTAAACTTGCAGATATAAATTTTCTTACACACGAAATTGAAGACTGGATTCGAATCAAATTAAAAGGTAGATATGCTGTCGTGAAACTTTCAAGTATAGAAAACGATAGCAAATTGAAATCTGCAATGTTTGCAGGATTTGAAGATCATAAAGAACTAACATATTTTATGTTAGCATGCCCATATCTAAGGAGAAACTAATGGACCAAGAAGTAACAACAAAAGCCCCAGAGCAAGAGCAAACTCAACAATCACCGAGTGCTGCAAGTGCCGACCTTAATCTCAGCGATCTAGCTTCGTTGCGCAGTATTCTAGAAGTTGCCAGTAGTCGAGGTGCGTTCAAGGCTGCAGAATTAGAAGCAGTAGGTAAGGCTTACAACAAGTTAAATACCTTTCTAGAATCTGTTGCAGCCAAAAAGGAATAATATGAAAAATCTCAAACACGTAGGTAAGATAAAAAACACAGGATCAAAAGTTCTTGTGGTTTTTAGAACGTTACCCGGTGAGTCAAATATGGCATTGGTTGTACAAACATCTCCGTTGCCAGACCAATACCACAATGCAATTATTGATCTTGTGGATCAAGATGTTGCACAGGATGCATGGGAATTTGGTGAAATTCTTTTTACTCGACCATTCCCCGATGGACGCCCTATGTTACAGGCGCTACAGGCAGATAATCGTATGATAAAAGTGGCCACTGATAGTATTATCATGACCCCTACTCCAAATTCAGAGATTTCACTGCATGAACTGAATTCATTTATTGCAGAACAA